GGTGAGGTCGGCCCACCGCAGGTCGGCCCCGGAGAGGTTGGCCTCGGTGAGGACGGCCCCGGCGTAGGCGGCAGCGCTGACCGCGTCCGACATGCTGTCATGCTCTCCGCTGTACAACGGAGAGCCCGCTGTTGAAAAGATTTCGATTTTCATAAATTTTGAGTTAGCAGGGGAATTTGACCATCGTTTTCGGCAAGGTCGTGCAGCCTGACCAGTGACTCCCATTTGACGGTCCTCAGCGGGTGGCGAGCGTTAGCACGCTTCCTGATCTCCACCCCGTCCTCGACGGAACGAGCGTACCAGACGCGCCCCAGGGCTTCAAAACGCCAGTTCGCCCGGGCTTTTTTTCGTGGTGGTTTCATTGTATAATTCAAGGTTTGCTCAATTCGATCTTCCACATCCACGGGTCAGGGGTGACGGTTGTTGGAATTTTAGTTTTCATTGTTTTTCCTCCACGAGGACGCCCGCCGGAGTTCCATCCAGTTTGAGCCAGTTTGCAAACAACTCTTCGTAATTCATTTCGCTGTGGGCGGCGTAAATTTTTCCCTCGTCCAGCGCGATGACCATTATAATCAGCATCTTTTTTTCACGGTGTTTGAATTGGTCTCTCAACTTCACCTCGCCGTCTCGGTACGGCCGCCACTTGGGAGGGTCGGGAATGTTGACGATGTTGCCGGTTGAGAGATGTGTGCCATTCAAAAGTTCGCCCATGGAGTTCCAACTGAATAACCCGTCATAGCCTTCGATGAAACCGATGAGTATTCCGCGAGTGGTGTTGTAGACTTCCACATTTTGTCCAATGAGTGTTTCGAGCGGTTTCGTTACGTCTATTTGTTTTTTCATGGTTTTTGGATTTTCGTTTAGTTGTGCCCTGGTTCCAGAGCGTGGAAATGGTTCAAGTTTCGTCCTCATCGTCCCATGCAACTACTGGCTGGGGTGGTTGGGGTGCCCTGGGCGAGGGCGGTAATGGGTTGCGGGGTGGCAGGGTGGCGGACGGGACCGCCGACACCTCAGGGGCGAATATGCCCTGCCAGCCCTTTTCAATGGAATGTTCGATGGCTTCGATGGCGCGCGCCGGCCCCAGCTTCGACATCTTTTTGAGCTGGAACTGCTGGGTGGGTGGGGTCGGGCTTTTCCGCTTGGCCTTCAAATGGGTGAGCCAGAGCGCCCAACACGCCTCAAAAGCCGGGGTCCGCAGGTTCTCAGGCAAAGGGGGGGCTTCGCAAAGGGGGGTTTTGGGGATTGGGGAATTACTTTTAATAGATGATTCTTGAATATCACCATCAATCCCCTTTGGGGGTAGGGGGTTAGTATTCTCAGAAGTAATCTCTGAAGTAGTCTCTGTATGTATAGATTGTCCGTTTGTTACACCACTGTTTGCCCCTTTCGGACAATCCAGTATGCCCCTTTCGGGCAAACTTGGTTGTCGCTCCAGATACAGGGCTTGTTCTAGCTCATCCTCGTTTACCTTGTACCAACATTTGGCCGGTATGCCCCTTTTCTCCATCTTTAGAAAACGTGCGCAATGCCTCCGCGCAGTTTCAAGTTCCTTGCGGCTCAATCCAGTTTCATCCTGCCAGTCCTCCTGAGTCTTCCACCACCAGCCATCGGAAGACGTGACCCGTTCCTGCCAATAACAAGACTGCGACAATAAAACCGCACCAGTCACAGACTTTGTAAGGGTAACAAAAATTCGCTGAAACCCAATCGGACGCCCAAGCAACTTGCAGATATTCATAATTCAAAAATGAACTCTGACTCTGCTAAACCGGGAAGGTCGGGGAGACATTCCCCAGAGCCAGAATCCAAAAGTTTGATGTTCATCCTCGCCCGGTTTAGCAGGTCAGCGAACACAAGATGTTTACACCAGGTCCGGGAATTGCGCAAGGATTTATTTTTGTTGCTGCCCCGGACAGATTGGTTTGCGATATTCACAATTTAAAAAGGACCCCGGCCTTGATGAAACGGGAAAAGGTCGGGGAGACATTCCCCAAGACCGGAGTCCAAAAGTTTGATGTTCATCCTTGCCCGTTTCACCAGGTCAGCGAACACCCGAAATTTACGCCCACTCCGGGAATTGCGCAAGGATTTATTTTTCATGGGGTCAATTTCAGTTGCCAAACCTAAAGTCCACATCCCTATCTAAATCAGAATCGCCAACAGTGTCAAAACACATGTCGCTACCCTCGTTGCCAAAGGTTCCGTAGAACCTGGTCGAGGTGGCCGTTTGCGTTTCGGAAAATAACGCCTCGCCTTTTGCATTCCGGGACCGTGATCGTTCGCCTTTGACAACGTGTCGACCTACGGATTTCCATTGTTCGTAGGTTCGCATTTTTTTGCTGCGCAATGATTTCACACCCCCACAATAGCAGCCCTCCCGAGAATGTCCAAAAAAAAATGAAAATAAATGTGGACGAGGTGATCGAGTCGTGGTATTTTCATTTCCAGAATGAAAAAACAATCTATCCCACAGTTGCCCGAGACCAGCAGGCTCTTGCGTCAAACCGACGTGCGCGCCGCCCGCGCCTTGATTCAGTCCGCCATGAAAAGCCGGGGCGTTACCATTCGCTCCCTGGCGGACGGCATGGACATCAGCAAAAGCTCAGTGGGCAATTTGCTGACCGGCAAGGGCGAGTGGTCCCCGGCCTTGTGGTCGAATGCGTGGACGTTTATTTTTACGGTGCCCTTTAGCAAACCACAACCAAAACTATGAACGAACCAATCAACGTCCCCGCAGTCGTAAACCAGGAACCCCAGCAGCAGGTGCAGCGGTATCAGCCGGACGGCCCCCGCGAACTCGTCCCCTCCACCCCGGCCCAAGTCTCCAAAGGACTAGACGCCATCCGGGCCATCATGCGCGAGTGCATGGTGGACGGCCAGGACTACGGCAAGGTGCCGGGGTGTGGCGACAAGGTGGGACTGTTCCAACCGGGAGCCCAGAAGCTTTCCATGACCTTCCAGTTGAATCCCGAGGTTTACCGGGAGGAAGTCACCGATTACCCGAACTTCCACCGCGGCTATCGGCTGGTGGTCCGGGTGGCGAACGGCCCCAAGTACGCTGACGGCGTGGGGGAATGCTCCACCATGGAAAGCAAGTACCGTTTCCGGACAGCCGGAAAGGTGTGTCCGGAATGCGGCAAGGAAGCGGTGCTCAAAAGCAAGAATCCCGGGGATGGGTGGTTCTGCTGGTTCAAGAAAGGCGGCTGCGGTGCCACATTCGCCCCGAACACCCCCGGCAGCAACAAAATCGAATCCCAAGCCGGCGGGAAGGTGGAGCACGACAACCCCGCCGACTTCTGGAACATTGTGCGCAAAATGGCGTTCAAGCGGGCGTTCGTCCATGCGATCATCAACGCGACGAACACGAGCGAGCTATGGAGCCAGGACCTCGAAGATTTGGCAGCCAACGGAGTGGTGAAGGGCGAGGAAGCCCAAAATGTTCTACGTAGAACAATCCAAGAACCGCCGCAGCCCACAGCCGCCCCTCCGACACCCCCCGCACCCCAAAGCCGTCCAGAGGACGAGAAAGAGCCCATCAAATTTCCAGACGCGGAAGTGACCACGGAAGCAGTGTTGACACGGTGGCTCCGCTACGATGGCAAATCCTCCAAGTCTGGCAAAGCGTACGTCCGGCACACCCTGAAACTGGTCGATGCTGACGACCGGGCCTTTGAAGTGACCACCTTCGACGGGGATGAGCAGTGGTTGGAAGGTGCGCGGGCGAACGGGGACCGACTCCAAGTGACCCATAAAACCGGCTACAAGGGCAAAGGCCGGGAGTTGGTCAGCATTACCCAAGCTGACGACCTACCCACGTGATCTATGAACACTTACGACTTGAACGCCGCCTTCGACACCCTGCTGCAAGCCAGACAGGCCGACTCAGGCACCACAGTTGAAATGGAAAAGATAACTGTTGCCGCCATGGAACTGATGATTATTGCCCGCCAACTGGCAAAAGAACGCTATAGACAATGCAGCCCATGGCCCCCACTCCCCACCATCACCCCGACCACCGTCCCCCTCATCACCAAGGAGGAGTTGGATCAGTTCATGGAGAAGTTCTAATGAAAACTCCAAAGACGAACCATAAAGAAAAGAGCCTCCAGGAGACGCTGAATGAAGCGTTCGAAGCGGCCACCCTAGGCGGTCCGTGCCCTGGCCCTGACTGTGTGAAGGTCCACAACGTCGCCACCGGCCAATGTCGCTGGCTTCGGCTGCTCCCTCTGCCAGCCGACGAGCCTTTGGAGTGGCTGCAACCCATGGGACACAGCCAAGACACCGGCCATCGCAATCCCGGAAGCCGGTCAATGGATGATGGGACGATTTAAGACCAGATCAATCTGACCCATGAAACCCACCCCCAAGCAACCACCCCAAGCGAAGCCAGAGGACGCGCTCCTTCCGCCGAACGATCCCAGAGCTGAAGCCGGAGTGTTGGGTTGCATCCTCATGGACTCTCGGGAGTGCATGGACGATGTCGTGGAACGTCTGCCGTCAAAAGAATGCTTCTATGACACCGCCCACGCCATCATTTATGATGCAATGCTCGACCTGCACAGCCGCCAAAAACCGGTGGAAATGATTGGCCTGCAATCGCTCTTAACGAAAAGGGAGTGTCTTGAACATGTTGGGGGAATTTCCTACCTGCTGCAGTTGGAAAACGACATCCCCACCATTGCCGCTTTGGACTTCTACCTGGAAAATGTCGAGGCGCACGCCATCCGCCGGCGAGGCGTGGCCATCTTCACAAACCTGGTACGGGAATGCTTTGAATCTTCATCCGACCTGCCGGACCTCCTCGATTCAATTGAGCGACAGGCCCTGGCCCTCCGAACTGGGAGGGCCGCCGAGATCAAACCGCTGCCAGGTGTAGTGGATTCGGTCATGCGTCAGATCGAGGACATCACGCAGCATAAAGGCATCCCAGACGCCATCCCGACCGGCTTCCCCGGCCTAGACCGGCAACTCACATCCGGGCTCTGCGGGTCCAAGATGGTCGTCATTGCCGCGCGGCCTAGTGCCGGGAAAACGGCAATTGCAGCCAACATCATCGAACACGTCGCGATTGATTGCAAAATCCCGGTGGCCTTTTTCTCGCTCGAAATGGATGCGGAGGAATTGGTTTCGCGGATGGTCTGTTCGCGGTCCGGGGTGAATTTCGAGGACTTGACCAACGGGAGGCTGCACCCTAACGCTCCGCTCGCCATGGTCCGATCCTCCAATGACATCCGCCGCGCCCCCATCCTCATCGACGACACTGGCGCCCTGAACGTGAATCAGATCAGGGCGCGTGCCCGGCGAATGGTTCAACGCCACAAGGTCCGGCTGATCGTGGTGGACTACCTGCAACTCGTGTCCGGGGAGAAGTACAAAAAGGAGAACCGGCAGCAGGAAGTTGCCGACATTTCCAGTGCGCTTAAGGGACTCGCCAAGGAATTGCGCATTCCCGTGATCGTGCTCGCCCAACTGAACCGGGAGATTGAAAAGGACAAAGGGCGGTGCCCGCGATTGTCCGATTTGCGCGAGTCGGGGGCCATCGAACAAAATGCCGACGTGGTGATCATGCTTTGGCCGCAACCAACGGACAGCGTTGATCCTGACGGAGACGAGCCAAGCGAAATCCCGGTTAAGTTGTTCATCGCGAAACAGCGCAACGGGCCACGCAACCGTTTTGTTCCCCTGGTGTTTCAGCGGCAATTTACGCGATTCGTGAACCCCTCAAAAACAACCGAAATAGATGAAAGTGACATTCCATTATGACCCCATTCCTGACCCCTCTTTATTGCCTTGCGGCGTTCGCCGTGGGCTTCGTAGCTGGCACCATAATTGCGTTTGTTTATGTAGGAGCAAAAGCTATTCTGCGGCGAATCCGGTACAATTTCGGTAAACCATTAACAAAACAACAAAATGCAACTCATTACATGAAAATACAAAAACTGACCCTCGACAACGAGGACATCAAGAAGGCCGTCCAAGCGCATTTGGCGACCATTGGAATTACGCTGCCCGTCCACTCGGTCCTCCATGAAAACAAGTGGAATGACCACGAAGTTGTGTTCGATTTTCAGGTAAAAAATAACCTAATCCAAGACGATAAAAGCCAATAATAAATCACCGTGCAATAACAAAAGAAACAACATGAAAATAAAAGAACTGACCATCTCCACAGCAGAATTGAATAGCGCCGTCCATGCCTACCTGCGAACCCAGGGTATCACCTTGCCTGTAAAGGAGGTGCGCAAGAGATACTCGTTCGATGAGGATTGGCATGTGGAATTCGTGGACCCCGACAAGAAAGTCGTTGAGCCGGAACCGGAGACGGAACCGGAGACGGAGACGGTCCCCAATGTCATCCCCGCGCAGGATTAACCGCGTGTGTTCAAAGTGTTACCAAACCCGGTCGGCCCTGGAGTCGAAAAGGACCCCCATGAAGAACTCGTCTATTGGGCGACAAGCGACTCCGGGCACCCGCCGTATCGAATCGACATGTCCGAAAACGGGGGAGTGGGTCTTTGTGCCTGTCCTCAAAGTTTCATCAAAGGCAAGTTCTGCAAACACCTCGCACGCACGCACATCGCTCAGAACATCGCCAACAACCAAAAAATCATAAAAAACCGTGAGAAAGCCCAGTAAACGAAAAAGCCAACGACAAATTGACCGCGATCGCATCTACATTACGATTGCGACGCGCTTCATGCTGGATCACCCTATTTGCGAGGCCTGCCGAAAAGTGCGCCCAGGAAAGCCACTGCGATGGACCGATCACATCCATCACAAGCATGGAAAGATCGGAGACCTGCTGTTCAACGAACGGTTATTCATCGCTGTTTGCCGCGATTGTCACCGATGGATTCACGACAACCCTGACAAGGCCCGCGGCTTGAACCTGCTGGCACCCAAGGGACAATGGAACACCCAACCACCAATTTCCGGCAATTCCGCCGGGAACTCGAAACAAAAACAACCATAGATTAAAGTCTATCAGTATTCCGGGGGCGCGACCGGGCAACGCGCAACAAAACATATGCCAGTTCAAGAACAAGAAAATCCAGCAGTCATGGCCGAGCGCACCCGTCAATGGGAGGCCAATCAAATTGATGCCGAAATCCGCACCGTCAAGGATTTGCGGCAAAGCATCGACCTGCAAATTCAGCGCGTCAAAGCGTTGTCGCCGTCTCGGGAACGTGCCGTTGTCATCACCAAGCTGCAAGAGGGCGTTATGTGGCTTGGGATGGACCTGAAGCGCATCAACGAGGCAAATCCGGGCGCGTCGCCCAACCCCTACCCCAACAGCAAAGACCCGTCGAACACTAAAATTGAGCCAACCGCCGACGGTTTGAAACTGTAACCCACCCCGCCGCCTGTCGGGCACCACAGGCACCCTTTTACCATGACGCCTAAACCCAATCACCCGTGGAGGACCGTCAAGCACCCCGTCGCCTTCAAACGCTGGCAGGCCGAGCAACGCCGCAAACGATTTGCCCCTGAACCCGAGGACAAAGTCGTCTGGGAGTCCGGCCAAATGGTGAACGCCTCCGAACTCCAACGCCAGACCATCGAAAAGGAAATGGATCGGCAGCAGTTCAGGAGCACCCAAGGCTTTAGGTCGGTGCAAAACTCACCTTAACTTAAAACTTGGAACACGTTTCCTAAACCACATAGAACAATGACCCCAATTTCCCTTTCCGCTGGCCAGCCTGTCCGGTTTATTAGCCGCGTGCGCCGGATGGTGCCCGCGCAGCCGCCAGGACCGATGCGGAGGGGGAACATTTTTCTCCATGAACCACACTGACCCAGTCAACCGACCAGCGCACTATACCGAGCACCCAAGCGGCATTGAGTGCATCAAAATCGCCATGCACGAAAATTTCTGCCGTGGCAGCGCACTAAAATACATCTGGCGAGCCGGGAAAAAAGACCCCGCCACGGAGGTGCAGGACCTGCGAAAAGCTATCGCGTGCCTTGAAGTTGAGATTACACGGCTGGGAGGCAATGTGTGAGCCTGCTGCCCGACAACCCATCGGAATCGGTTAAACGCCTGAACCAGCACATCTACGGGACCCAGGTGACACCCCAATCCATCGCCGCGGCCAAGGTGCCCAAGCGCATCCGCCAAAGCTCGCAACGCCCCAACAGACTTGAAACCGAGGGACTAGCCTATCTGAAGGCCACCCGCCCACACGATGGCTGGCGCACTCAGTCGTTGCGGTTCCGGTTGGGAAACGGAATCTGGTTCAAGCCCGACGCCACCAACACCATCCTGAACATCATGGTCGAGTTCAAAGGCCCTCACGCGTTTCGTGGAGGCTTCGAGAACCTGAAAGTGGCCGCCTCGCTGTACACCGAATTCATGTGGCTGCTCGTCTGGCAATCCGACGGCCAATGGCAAGAGCAGATCGTGCGCCCCTGATTGACACCAAGCCCGGAATGTGCTAACTGTGAATGTGAGCACGCTCCAATGTGGTGGGGTTGGCTGGGTTTGGACTCGTTACCAGCCATTACGGGGGGGCAGAAAGCCGAAAGGCATTGGAGACATGTGGTGGGGTTGGCTGGGTTTGGACTCGTTACCAGCCAACCCCAATTGCCATCATGCGGGAGGCTGTTTCTCACTCGCACCCCGCAACGTCTGTGTGATCCAGGCAGACAATGTGGAAGGCAGCGCCGACCGGACCCACCCGGCTTTTTCCTGCGCCGTCACGCGAAGATGCACGACGGATTTT